CCATCCCTGACGGATGCAACGGTTGACGAATACCCTCATGGTCTTGAGAATGTTGTTGACGGTTCGAGGTGCTTTCGTTAAAGCGAGAGTTCGTTTCGCCGCTTCGATACGGTCGATTGTGATCTCGTCCAGGGCTTCTGCCTTCAGAACCGCAAGAAAGGCGTCCAGGTTCATCCTGTAGAAGGCCTGAGTGGTCTCGGCGAGGATTGTGCCCCAATCTTCAAAGGCGCTCCTGAGCGATTCTAGGTTGTCTGCCGGCTCGGGGTTTTTGTAGAAAGGAGACTGGAGCTTGTCTATGTCTCGCCGTAATCGTTCGGCCTCGCGCCGACTCCGAGTATGCAGGGTCCGCCAGAGAACCCGACCGTCGCGTTTGAACCGGACGTACCAGATCCCTTTTCTCTGATAAAGGTAACTCATGAGTCGTGAAGTGTAGTCGTTTGTATAGTCACTGGCTTTTTCCTAATTCCGAGAGCGTTTTGTAACTGGTGTGTTTTCAGTGGGTTAAATGGTCGGGGCGACTGGATTTGAACCAGCGACCCCTAGACCCCCAGTCTATCAAGCGTGTTCACGCACTTTCGGTACAAAAGCCATAACGTCTACCCTAACAGCAGCTTAACGGGCGCGATGGTAGCGCCACATTGCGCCCTAAAACGCCACTACGCGAGGCAGAACGTATAGTCACAAGTACAGTCACTTTGCTTTTGGTTTGAGGGCCGCATCGATCTCTTGGATGATGGTGGCCTTCTCTACCGTCAGCTTTGCAAGAAGTTCCCGAGCCCGCTCGATCTCTTGGTCTTTGGCTACCAGCCGGGCCGTCAGGATCGATGCAGTGCCCGGTTGCGATCTCATCAGGTATCCGGCGCCGATCAGCCAGTCCCCGAGTCGCGGGTAGAATTCGCTCTCCGTTCCTTCTCGGGCGATGAGTTCGTACAGGTTAGCCGGGGAACAACCAATTTCCTTGGCAATCTTGCGAACGGTGACCCCGTCTTTCTTCTTCGCCAAGTACAGGGCTTCTTTGATGGCCGTCCAGGGGTGAGTCATGGGCGCGCGAACCCGACATAGTGACCGTTCACATCGTAAATCCGGATCCGGTTGTCTCTGTATTCGTCTGTTGCGGGAGCAGGAACAACAGGCGCGGGCGGGTGCCCGAGCATTCTCAGTGTTCCCTCAAGCCCCAGCCCGCCCATACTTTGCGGTGGCGGCGGAGGAAGAGGTTCGTACACTCTCGGCGCTGGCGGCATGTAGTATTGACCAAGCGGAACGTAATAGGGGCGATACGTGCTTCCCGTTTCACAACCACAGAACGCCACAAGCAAGATGACGCAAATCCTCATTGAAGTTTCCTCTCCGTGCCTAGTTTTTTCTCCCATTCCTCGGAGAATCTGTTCGTCTCGATATTGTCTGCTTCGCAACCAAAGCAAATACCGTCATCCTCCCGCAACCCGGACATCGATACCGAAGAAGAATGCTCTTCGGTTCTTGGGGTTCTCCTTCTCTTTCGGAACTTCCTAAGTCCTTCTCGCGAAAGATCGACCCGCGCGATGGGCCAATCTCTGCATCCCACGGAACAACATCGTGACGTAGAAACCCTCTACTCTTCAACCACTGTTCAAGGCGCAAAAGCCTTTCAGCGCCAATGCGTCCTCTTTTTGTGAAGTCGTGTATTGACTGCCTTTCTACGAGATCCTCCCGCGTCGAGATATAGCGAGCAATTCGAGCTTGTGACATATCGACAAGGGCTTTTTGAAGGGCTTCTAGGATAGTGTTTTTATGGGGTTCTTTTTTCATCACATTACAATTGTAACCTAGCCCCCGCCGCAAGTCAAGTAAAATCATGGGCTTGGCTGACTAAAAAACCTCTTGACATTTGTACTGAATTGGCTTACAGTTGTCTCTCGTAAGCGGAGGACGCGGAAATGGCCAAGACTCTCGATCAGCGCCGAATCGCCAAGAAGAAATCCCTCAAAGACGTTGCCGCGGAAACTGGCATCAAAGAAAGCAACGTCCATTTTCACCACCGCAGAGGACGGATTCCTAGCCTTGAGCATGCGCTGATCTACACCGACTACTACGGTTGTAGCCCCGAGGCCATCCTTAAGGGGTATTTGCAGAACAGAGGACAACGATGAACAAGAGAAAGAACACGAAGAGAATACCGCTCAACAATGATGAACGAAAAGAATTTAAGCAACTCAAGAATTCGTGGCTGGATTTTGGGGCGGCGATCGATGAAATGATTACGGTGCTTAAGGCGCGTAAGGCGGCGATGAAAAGGTTTGTGGCGTGCGAGGCTGTGGTGGAGGCGGCGATGCCCTCCAAAAGGGTTGGGTTGGCGCTCAGCGAGTGGTTGGGCTGATGCAGACGTACAAACCGGAAGACATCGCGAAGTTGCTTTGTTGCTGCCGCGAAACCGTGATGCGGCGAATCCGGGACGGCGAGATCAGAACAATTCAAATTGGCGGCGTGCGCCGAATACCTCATGACGAGATGGTGCGGTTAACGACGGTAGGAGGTGTAAGCGATGAAGCTCGACGAATTTACGAATCATAGGCTCAGAATCTGGCATCTGTGCCAGCGGACCGCGTGGCGATTGTACGGAATTAGAGTCCCAACTGTCGAATATGCAGATCGCGTTGCCCGGCTCCTGTTTGGCACGTGCGCCCAGGAAAGTAACTTCCTTTGGGAACGGCAACACGGGCTGAAGTTCTTTGGACGAGTCGGGGCGTTCGGTAAATGGCAAGTCGAGGCCGGCAGCATCGAGGCGTCGATATTCTTGCTGCGAACGAACTCTTCTCTGGCTGCGCGCGCCACGAGTTTCTTGTTTGCGGACAATGAAGCCACAACGGAGTGGCTTGACGCGCCAATTGACGAGTGGCTATGGACACTGAGGTTCGATGACAACGATGTGCCCGCGTGCATGTTTGCGCGGCTGCATTACATCCGCATCCCGTCTCTCGTCCCTGAATCCGCGCTGGGTCAAGCCAAGTATTACAAAGAGCACTACAACACGCCCGCAGGCGCGGCCCGTGTCGAGGATTACATGCTGAACTGGCAGAACTTGTGTCTGCCTATCATCGAACTGGACAAGACTGAATGACTGGGGGGCACGCAATTCTAATCCCCGGTCTACTCAAGAGGAGAACTAAACCGATGGCAAAACCCGTGGTGTCAAAAAAGACCGAGACGGAACTTCCAATAGAAAAGCCCGCTGAACCCGAAAAGACGACCGTCGAGATCCCCGCGACTAAACGGGACAAAACGCTCAACCTTTATCAGCGGTTGAATCTCGTCATGCGCGATGTGGATTACGTCCAGAAAGAGGCGAAGAAAGTGAACAATCTATACACGTTCGCTAGTCACGACGCGGTCACGGCGGCGGTGCGGAAGCCCCTCGTAGAGCACGGCGTATACGTGCAAATCGACGTGGTCAAACACGAACTGGTCGGCAACATGACCATCGTGGATCTTCAGGGAACCTTCATCAACATCGATGATCCAGAAGACCGAATGCCCGTGCGAGCCTTCGGTTACGGCATCGACGGACAAGATAAAGGCCCAGGCAAAGCGATCTCTTATGCCGTCAAAACGTTCTACCTCAAGGCGTTCGGGCTCGAAACGGGAGACGACCCCGAGCGAGACGATATTCCGCGGAGGCCGGCGCTCCCTATCGCCGTCCCCCCCTCGGCGACTTCCCCAAGTGCCGCGCCTCCGCCCCTCTCCTATCTCTCCGCCGCAGAAGCGCCGGAGGCGGCTGTCCCGCAGCCCGCAGCCCCTCCGGCGCCCTCCCCCGAAGTCGAGCGCGAAAACCTGTTGGCCGAAGTTAAGGCATTGGCAATTCAGTTCAAAATTTCGCCAGCAGAGATTCGGAAACATACCGGCGGCAAATCGAGCGCAGACGTGGACCTCGAAACGCTTCGGCGTTTACCGGCACAACTCCGCGAATACGGAAGCGCGACGGAAATGGCCGGTCTCTATCAAAAGCTGAACGTCATCGTGAACGAACTGAAAGTGTCACCGACCGACCTTGCCGATTTTATCGCGAAAGAATGTTCAGGCAAGACCCTCGAACAACTGAACGTTGATGAATTGCGCAAGGTCGCTACGCTTCTCGAAATGCACGCGGAAGCCAAGAAGCGGGGTGCCTGATGAAAATCTACGACGATCTCCCGGAATATCTCCTGTATGACGTGGACGACCCGGAAGCGCAGACTGACGACTTTCTCAAGTCTCAGTTTGAACAAGAGGTCCAAGAACGCCTACCAGCCCCGGAAATCGAACGTCGCATTCTGTGGATGGCGCGAAGGCATCTGGAAAATGATGTTCAGGGCGACACTCTCCGTCAACGTGCGAAGGAACTGGTCGAGAAAGCGCGAAGGCGCGACAGCGACTGCGACCGTCTCAAGCAAAACATGCTTCTGCTCATGCAGCAGGGGGCATTGCAGAAAGTCAAGGATGAGGAATTCACCGTCTCGTTGTCCACGCGCGCGGGCGGGATCGATGTTCTGGACCTCGAACTGCTTCCCTTGACGTTCGTGCGGTTGAAGCGCGAAGCGAACAAGATTGATCTTAATGACCACTACCGGAAAACGGGCGAGATTCCGGACGGGTGCACGGTTGCGGAAGACAAAACGGTTGTCAACATAAGGAGCAAATGACATGGCGGATAAAGTACTGGGATGGGAAGATCCGTTGCCTACGGACGAAAACGAACGAAAGGCATTCACGTGTTTGCCGGATGGCGACTACTGGTTCCGAGTCATGAAGGTCGAGCAGGGGACGGCGAGCACCGACGGCGCGCCGATGGCACAGATCGAGATGCTCGTGAAATCGGTCAGCGGGGACGCCTGGGTCACAGACCGGATCAAGATGGTCGAAACGATGATCTGGAAGCTGCAACAATTTTTTTCGTGCGTTGGACTCCGTCAACACGGTCAGCCATTCCGCATGAATTGGAGCGCCGTGCCGGGCACATTCGGGTATGCGCGGCTCAAGACGACCACGATCAGTCAGGGGCGATTTGCCGGCCAGAAACGCAACGAGATTGAACGCTACCTCGACGAGCCTACGGACGAAGAGCCGCCGGCATGGTGTTGCAGCAAGAAAACGGAATCTCAAACGCTTGCGGCGGAAGAACTGGCATTCTGATGCCGATCATCGTGTCTGAATTGACGCGGTACCGGACCCTCTTGCAAATGCCGGAAACGTTTCGACAAGAGGGTCTTCCGCCAGTGCCGACGCCCGAGGCTCAGGAAGAGGATCGGGCGTTGGCCTGGTCGGACTGGTGGGACGCGGTAGAGAAACAACGGGAATTTTACAAAGGAACTATGCCGGCAATGCTGCCGTTTCTGGAAGGGACAAAACAATGAGAGAGAACATTGAGGCTATTCGCACACTCACTTGGATGAAGCTCCAGATAGGCGTCTCTCAAGCTGAAATCGACGCGCTTGATCACGCCTGTCTCACACTCGCCGAATGTGACGACCGAGAACATCGGGACAAACTAGAGGCAATAGACTGTCTTCACGACAGATTGCAGCAGGGCAAGCGCTCGAAACTGTGAATCTCCGACCTTACCAGAGCGCCGCTCTCGACGCCGTTGCCGCAGGATGGAAAGACTGCCAGCGGCAATTGATGGTGTGTCCCACAGGCACAGGAAAAACCGTCATATTTGCTCACCTTGCCGCCCGAGAAGCCGCCCAGGGCCACCGCGTTATGATTTTGGCACATCGCGAAGAACTTCTTGTCCAAGCCCAGGACAAGATCCGGCGCGCTGTGGGCCTCGACACAGGCCTGGAACGGGCGGACAGCCAAGCACACGACTCGTTATGGCCCGTGACCGTAGCGAGCGTCCAGACGCTTCACGCAAAGCGCCTAGTGCGATGGGCGAAGGAAGCCGTTGACCTCATCGTGGTTGATGAGGCCCATCATGTGCTGGCGGATTCCTATGCGCGCATTTTCGAGCATTTCAGCCGAGCACGTGTTCTTGGGGTAACCGCCACACCTGACCGCGGCGACAAGAAAAATCTCGGGATTTTCTTTGACAAGGTCTGTTACGAGTACGGTCTACGCGAAGCGATTGCAGACGGTTATCTCTGCCCGCTCGTGGCAAAACTGATCCCGCTGAATATCTCGCTGGAAGGAGTGCGGACGGTTGCAGGCGACTACAACGCCGCGGACGTAGACGAGAGAATAGCCCCCTACCTCGCCGCCGCCGCAAAGGCCATCGCCGAGAACGCCTCCGACCGGAAGACTCTCGTATTCCTTCCCCTAGTTCGGACTTCTGAACAGTTTGCCGGTCTTTGCCGCGAGAACGGCATGCGAGCAATCCACGTTGACGGCGCCAGCCGCGACCGCGCAGAGATTTTAGCGGGATACGCCGACAGTAAATACGACCTACTCTCAAACTCCTGTCTTTTGCTGGAGGGCTACGATTGCCCTGACATCTCGTGTGTAGTGGTGTTGAGCCCCACCAAGAGCCGACCACGCTACGCGCAGATGGTGGGTCGGGGCACCAGGATCGCACCAGGAAAACGCGATCTGTTGATCCTGGATTTTCTGTGGCAAACCTCGAAACACGACCTCTGCGTACCCGCCTCGCTGTTCTCTAAAACGCAAGAGGATGCTGAACAGGTTATGAAAATCGTCGCCGAGGGCGGACCCGGTGGCGGACAGATGGATCTCCTTGAGGCCGAAAGCACGGCCAAAGAACAGCGGGAACGCAAACTTGCCGAGTTGCTGCGTATGCAGAAGTATAAGGCCGGCCGCTGCGTAAATCCGCTGGAATTTGCCTTCTCTATTCATGACGAAGAGTTTGCGGATTACGAGCCAACAGGCCGATGGGAAGTTGCCGAGGCGTCCGAGAAACAACTTGCGCTGCTCGCAAAGTTTGGCATCGACCGCGCCGCGATATCGTGCAAGGGGCACGCGAGCAAAATCATCGACCGACTTATCCGACGACGGCAAGAAGGGCTATGTACGGTGTGGCAAGCGCGGTTTCTAGCACAGCGAGGGATCGACCCCACGATGGTTTCGTTCGAGCGCGCGAAGATGCTTATCGACGGCCTGAAACGACGAACGGTCTATGCAGTCCCTCCGGAGGAATGGTAAAATCTATAGATCGGGGGGTCAACGAATGAAACCACAGGATATCATAGTTGGCGGTGTCTACCGCGAATGACGGCGTACTATAACGACATTGTGGAGAACGAACGGTGACAAGCGGTATCGAGAATACCGGGCCCTACGGCAAGATCCGAAAATTACGAAACGAGATCAGGGCCCATCAATACGAAATCCGCCTTATTCAAGAGGGTCTGCGGCGAAAAAGTAAAAGAGAAATCATCAGGCGTAAGGATTGTATACAGGAACGCCAGAAACAGATCCGGGACATTCTGGCGGCAGAAAAGGCGAAGAAAATAGGGAACGAAGCGTGAACGCTGAGCGATTTCCATGCCGGGACGGGAAGTGGCGGCCAACTGAACCCGGCCTATTCCCGCTGGCTCATGGGGTATCCGCCCGAGTGGGACGATCGCGCGGTTACGGCAATGCAATCGTACCGCAGGTTGCGGCGGAGTTCATCCGGGCATGGCTGAAAGGTAAATATGGGAACGGCACAGAACTGGAAACTGCGCACTTCGGACGCCAAAGCTCGACATCAGGCGCATAAAAACAAACGCCAGCGAGAACGGATCGAGGCGGCGCTTGAGTGCCTTGGAAACAAGTGTCTGCGATGCGGCGTCGCGCTGCGCTATGGCAATGGAACTCGATTCGAGTTTCATCACGTCAAACAGCCAAAGGCGTTTGGAATCGTCGCATGCGCCGACAGTGTTTCGCTCGAACGGTTTGCAGATGAGCTCGCGAAGTGTGTCCTTTTATGTGCGTCATGTCATCGAACCCTAACAAATTACGAAAGGAATCGCCATGAAACAGAAAGACGAACTGAGGGCAATGCGGGCGATGTGGAATACGCTCCAGGGGTTTGAGAACGATGCGCGGAGCCGGATACTGAACTGGCTAGTGTCTATGGCGTCGAACGCGCCCCGCCCGCCTGCACCGATTCAAAACGAAGCGCCGCAAGCCGAACTATTCTAGAGGTCTCCATGCGCGATGTAGTTGGAGAGTACCTGGGTCGAGCCGTGCCTCAAGGGGAACGGAATCGATCTCTCTACGTCGCTGCGTGCGCAGCTTACCGTCAAGGCGGGGACGAACAGGACATCTTCTCGCGCCTGAGCCCCAAAGCTATGTCGGACGGACTCAAGGGCATGGAGATTCAGGCTACCATCAAGTCGGCCGTAAAGTCTGCCCGGGCGGATGGCCGGCCACAGCCACGGGCAGACAAGATCGTCGCTTGGGATGCCGCGCTTCCCTACGGAGTGAAAGAAGCTAAGAAACACGAGATTCCGGGTCTTGCCGAAGATTGGGAGTACTCAGACTTCTGCAAGTTTCTTTCGGCGCTTTTCTTCGAGGGAGAATTCGTCTCATACAACACGACCATCAAGCTCATGGAAAACGGTAAAGCCGTCCCAAGCGGATGGGGCGAGTATAAAAAAACCACGGGAGAACTCATCGCGGCGTTCCAGGACGCACGTGTAGCCGATGTGCTCAACGCCACAGACCAGGGCGCCTGGATTCGGCTGAACGCGATGGACGGCCAAGGCATCAAAGATGAGAACGTCGCGGCGTTTCGTCATTGCCTCGTCGAGTCAGACACTCTACCGATCCACGAGCAGTGGAACATCGTCAATCGCCTTCGGCTTCCGGTTTCGACCTGTGTTCATTCAGGCAACAAGAGCCTTCATTTCGCCGTCAAGATACAGGCGCGCGACCGCGCCGAATACGATTCGCGCGTGTCTCTGCTTTATGCCCATCTCGAAGCGGCCGGGATGAAGACCGACACGCAGAATAAAAACCCGAGCAGGCTTTCTAGGATGCCCGGCGTGTTTCGCGGCGAAAAGCCGCAGTATCTCGTTGCCGAGAACTTCGGCTGTGCGTCGTGGCAGGAATTCGAGCAGACCTTGCCGAAGCCAGACGCGCCTGTAGAGATCGAACCTCTCGTGCGCAGT